ACCACCATTTTCTAAATTTTCCATCATATTCTCCATTATTTCTGCGCCTTTGTCAATGTCTCCTTGACCGGCACCTCTTACAGCGTCTGCTGTAAACACAAATTCATTAACACTTAGTCTTGCTGGCACGTCATCTTTTTTTTCATACTCTCCAATAGGTACAAACCCACCTTCAGCTCTATAATCTTTTTCCATACCACCTAGGTCCATCAGTCCACCTTCAGCTTTACCTATTCTACCACCATTAGCCATAATCGTTTCTTCTCTATCATCTATACCATTCATATTTTCATCTATAAAATCATTATTATTTGAAAATTGATTAAATAATTGTGAATTATTAAACATTTTAGAATACATTCTATCGTTGTTTTGATTAATTGGAGTAGAATTTTTTGAATGTTTAAACATATTTGGATTTTTTTTAATAAGGTCAGCAATTATTCCTCCCATACCACTACCTCCTTCAAATGAAGGTGCATTTTCGGAACTCATTGAAGCTGATGTTGGTTGAAATACTCCCACAGATTTACCTAAACCATAACCAATTCTACCACCTGTTGCTGCTCTAGTAGTTCTGTAACCTCTTGAACCATAAAGATTATAAGGTGTAGCATCGGGTAAGTTTGCGTGGTATTTTAAATTTAACATGTTGTTATACTTAGCGTCAATCGCATCTAATTTATCTGGATCATTACCTGCTTCTAATTTAGCAAGTTCTATATTTTCTCTCATCTCGGCCATGTTACTAGGTTTTCCTGTTAAAGGATCTATTAACTGTCCACCACGTTCTCCCATACCAATGTCTTCGTTTGGTTTAGCTGGTGGCATTAAAAAAGGTAATGCTGCTGAAGCTAATCCTAGTTTACCTAAACTAAGGTTACCACCTGTAAATAAAAGAGGGTTTGATTTACTCATAAAATTAGCTCCCATTTTACCAAGTCCACTAAAAAAACCACCTCCTTTATTATAAACATCCATACCACCACCACCATAATAAAATGCTGCACCTGCTAATGCCATTTTACCAACGTCACTTTTTAAAACTTTACCTGCTGCATCAGCCACACTACCTATAGCTTTACCAACACCTTTAACTATCTTACCTAAAAAATATCCTTGTCTCTGATCAATTCTGTTCATGATTCCACCCATAGCTCTTCTTGCTCTAGTGCCCATGATCCCACCTTCAGCTGCCGTGGTTCTGTAACCAGATGTACCATAGTCATCGTAGATAACATTTTGATCATCACCAAATCTATAAGTAAAATCATTAGTGTAAGGTTCTACAGCTTCTGTAGTTGCTGCTCCAGTGTTATAGTCTATTGGTATGTAAGGTTGGTTATTACCACCATCTCTAGGATTAATTTGTTCTGGAGTCTTACCTCTATTAGCTAACGCTTCTAATTTTTCTCTTGAAATATTTGGATCTCCAGCAAGGGTGTTATAGTCTCTAGCTTTTTGTAAAGTATTTTTTGCTGTAACCTGTGTATCTGGTCTTGTTTTATTTAAAACTGCTTGAATCATACTGTATGAAGTTTTTGGATTAACATCATATCGATTGGCTCTATATTTTTCTATGCTAGTTCCAATGTTACTTCCTAAATATTCTTTACCTAAACCTAAGTCACTAAAGTCGTAACCATAGCTAGGATTTTCTGCTACTTTTTCTGCTATCTCTTCTGCAGTTAAACCATAGTCATCCATTATATCTGCATACTTTTCTATGTCTTGGTATTTTTGAAACGCTCTTCTCTGTGCTAGTTTTATGTTTGCTTTTTTTTGAAATTGATTATTAAAAATTTGAAATTTATTAAGTGGTTTATTTCTATTAAAAGGTGTTATTGCAAGTTCTGCTTTTATAGCATCTCTTTGTCTTTGTGCGTGTCTGTTTGAAATAGCTTTATTTTCTTTTGCTTGAGCTTTTTGTGATGCTTTTGAATAAGGATTACTTTTATCGCTTTGATCAAAGCCTGCTTGTTTTGAAGCTGCTTCTTGACCATAATCTTGAGGTCTGAAACTTGGAATACCATTTACTAACTCACCAGAACCACCAGCTTTCTTAAGCATGGCTGCTTCTTTTTTATTTATGTAAGCTAGGAACTCTCCTTTGGGGGCGTTCTTTTTTAAATCCATTATGGACATAATTACATGCCTCTGTTGTATAGACCCATCAGACCACCGTTAGCAGCCATCTGAACATTTTCTCTCATGTTAACATCAGCGATACCACCACCTGGCATTGACTCTGCCACGTTAACATTTTCGTTCATGCTCATGTTAGGTGCTTGTGATTTAATTCCTGAATTGTCTTGTTGCATCTGTTGTATAATTTGTTTCCAGATACCGCTTTGAAAGAAAGCATCAAAGCTACCAAATTGTTGCTTTTGTTCTGGTTCCATTTGTTCCCAGATTGAAGCTGCTACTTGTTTGCCTTGTTGATCTTCGCCGCCACCCATCATAACATCACCTTGTTTGTAATTGATGTCTGGTGCTCCAGCTTGTATAGATTCGTTCATTGAAATTTCTTCGTTCATAATATATCTCCTGAGTTTATTTGTTTATATTGTTTTTCCTGTTAAATCAAGAGCTGGCATTATAACAGTTACATCTCTTTGGATGTCTTCTTCAAGTATTCCAGATGCTTTTAAAGCTTCTTCTGTCTCGTAAACCTCTCCTGTTTTCTTGTTTTTAATAGTAGTTATTATTTCTTTTGGTGTTAGTTCTATTACATTGTCCATTATGTTGTTACCTCTTTTTTGATGTTTAAATAACTGATACCGTATTGAAATTGATCCGTAGTGCTTGCTTGAATAGAAAGACCAAATCCTCCACCTTCTATAACTAAAGGTTGTGTTAATAATTCTTGACTTACATTAGCAGTTAAAGGAGCTGTGTAAATAGCACTTGTTCCACCTTTAGTGCCATCAGGGTTAGTAATTGGAGCATTAACAAGAACTTTAGGTGTTCCTGTTGACCAAACAAGAATAGATTTAACAATATAAACTTCATTAATTAAAGGAAAGGTAAAACCTGCAGCATTTTCCCCAAAAGGAAAAATTGGATTTCCTGTTGTGTCCCCACTTTTTCCTACAAATTTATATTGGTTTACTGTTGCCATTAATCTAAAAAGAAACTTCTAGCTTCTATCTCCTGTTTTATTTCTTCTTGAAATGTTGTGTTAAGTTTCTCAAGAACAGCATCTAAATCTCTTACTAAAGATTGTGCCACATCTTCTTCATACTCTGAGCTTGCTCTAGTTAATGTTTGTACTATCTTTGCCATTATCGTCTTCCTCCAGCTTGTATATCTAATCTAAAAGTTCCTAATTTCCAACTAGTATCAACAGCTGTATTGGATATAGTAAGAGCTATTGATCTAGCTCTAGCACGTGTGTCTACTTTTGTAGTACTAGATGTTATAGTAAATGGTCCGAGTGATGAACTAGCTGCTGTTTCATTAGGGTAATCTCTTAAATCTAATTGTATTATTGTATTACCTGATTGATTAATAAAATCAGGAACTATTCTACTCACTCTCATAATATTTTCACCATCACCTCTAAGATCTGCCATGTTAGTAGCTGCACCTCTTACAACTTTTTGTGTAATGTCATAATCACCTGAAGTAATGTCTGCCGGAATAGCTGTCGTAACACCTAGTCTAATTTGATTAAGTCCAGTTTCGTGTTCATAGTAATATGAAATTCCATCTGTATTACCTTCAACATCAAAAGATGTATCTGTGCCCGCATCATATTGTGTTGCGTGTGGTAAACCAAATACTGCAGAATCTTGCCAGGTTGTTCTAGTAAATAATGTACTATCGTTTGTAAACCATATAGGTCGTTTTGCTGTTGAATCTAAATAACTATAGGTAACTGATCTAGTGTTAACGTTTGAATTTGCTGTAGGGTAGAACCACGTAATCTCACCAAACAAGTTATTAATACCACAGTAAATAAATTGATTAGATGTTGTGTTAAGATCATCATAAACATAATCTTCAACCAAGCAATCCATTGATTCTAGTTTACCTGTGTATCTAAAGAAACCATTATCAGACATCCAGTAAGCAGCACCATCAACTTCAACGGCTGCATTTTTACCAATTAATCCACAGTTAGTTCCAACTTGTTCGTAAGCAAATGTAAAAGGAGTTCCAACAAATCTCATAGTAAATAAAGATGTATCACTCCAAATGTAAATTGCATTTCTACCAAGTTTAGCACCAATGATCCGTGATCCAGAGGCCAGTCTTTGTGTGCCAGCACTGTTAGTTGCTGTAGGTCGATAATCATTTATATTTTCTTGAGAAGAAAATCTTATAAACATATCGTCTTGTGTAGTTTTATCTCCAATAGTTGTTTCAGTTCCAAAAAATACTAAGTGTCTATCCGGAGTTGAAACTAACATATCTCTTGACGCTGTAGGTGCACCAACTATTATTGTAGCTCTAGTTGATGTTGCGTTAGTTGCATTTGAATTCCATTCAAAACATTCACCATTAAAAATTAAAGCAATCAATGTACTACCTAAATTGTCCAAGGCCCATAGACCGGGTTCAGCTACAGTATCCGTGTCAGCTGATGATTGACCCCAACCAGAAAAACTACTATAATTTGTAACTGTAGCTCCTGTGCTGTGAGAAGCATTTGCTGTCCCTCTAACATTTCTAGTTATTCCTGTTAAAGTGTTTGTCGCTGTATTTACTCCTGTATAAGAAATTTCTTCAGTACCTACTTGTATAAAATTAGTTCCAGTTGTTGGAAAATTTAATACAGATGTTAAAACAATACTAGTTCCAGTTCCACCTGTTCCTGCTGAGTTAGCAGATAAAGCTCCATTCAACGTAGTTGTTTGAGGAGCACTTACTGTTCCACCAAATTGAGATATACCATAACCAAAAACCCCAACTTGCTCTGCGGGACCTACGTGATAGTATTGAAAAAAAGTAATACCTCCAGAAGTAGTAGCACCCGATCCGGTTTCATTACCAGGCATTGTAATAGTAATTGAATTATTAGAAGGAACACTTGATACCATAAATTTTTTATCAGCAAAATCTG